TATATGATGGTAGCATTAATGATGCTAAAGTATTAGGATATTTACAAGAAGCTCTTCAAGTAGATGAGAATGGCAATGAAAATTATGATGGTTCTCCAGTTATTATTATTGCACATGAATTCTCAGATACAGCAATGGATATCTTAGCTAAGAATGCTAAGAAAGGGATCACATTTTGTCCTGTTAAAACTCCTAGATCTGGACTACCTAACTCTAAAACAATATTCTTAGAAGATATCGCAGCATATACTAACGGTACTGTTTATGATATTTCAACAATTGATCAAGTAGAGAAAGAAGATCTTGGACGTTTTACATCAGCTAAGTCTAATCTATATGAGACATTTATTAATGCAAATATTAATATTGATAGAATTAATGAGAGAGTAGCTGAACTTAAAGCTATTGAAGCTGCATGCTTTTCAGATATGGATAGAATGCACGTTAAGGCTAACATTGCTAAACTTACCGGTGGTATTGCAACAATCCATGTTGGTGGTGTATCTGATCTAATCGTTAGAGAGCGTAAAGGTAGAGTTGAAGATGCTGTAGAAGCAGTACGCTCTGCAATTGCTGAAGGAATTATTCCTGGTGGATGTAAGATTCAAATAGAATTATCTAAATTAATTGCTAATCACAAGAATAAGAAAGAATCATGGGTTATTATGGAGAAAGCTCTATTAGTTCCATTTGCTCTTCTACTATCTAATTGTGGTGAATCTTTTGATGAAGTTTACCCTCAGATGTCTGGGAAAAAGATATTCGATGCAAATATGCATGAGTTTGTTGACCCCTTTAAAAGAGGTATTATTGAACCAGCAAAGGTAGCAAGAGTTGCATTAGGTAATGCTCTATCTGTTGCTTCTCTATTATTTAACGTTGGTGGAATCGTATGTGTTCCTCGTGATTCACAATTAGAAAATCAATTAGCTATGTCTAAACAAGCATTTCAAGACATGATGGCAGCAGGCGGAGGTCAATAATGAAAATATCTGATGGATTTAAGTTAGCAATAGGTAATTTTTTGTTTAAGTTATTAATTAGTGTAGGTGCTATAGTTGTATTTTTAATCATAGCTTTTTTAACAGGAAAATAAAAATGAAATTATTAGAAAATAAGTATGTAAGAATAGGTGTTTTATCATTAGTTCTTTTGGGTGTAGGGTACGGAGCCGGAAAGTTCTCTAATCCAGCTAAGGTAATAACTAAAACTGAGATTAAAGAAATTATCAAAACTGTTGAAGTTGTTAAAGAGAATAAGAACATTAAGACAGAAACTAGAGTAATTACTCATCCAGACGGTACTAAAGAAGAAGTAACTGTTATTGTAGATAGAACTACTACACATACAGATACAGATACAAATGTTAATAGAGATATTAAGAATGAAACTATCACTATAAGAGACTTAGGTCTATCTGTCCAAGCATTAGCTTTAGCTAAAACAAATGATTTTAATAATAGAGAATATGGTGTTTTGATCAAGAAAAGAATCATCTCTAATGTCTCTGGGACGATCTTAGCAACGCAAAAAGGTACTATTGGTCTTGCGATAGGTTTGGATTTCTAATGCCAAAATACACGTTCCTATGTCCTGGATGTGAAAGTCTAGAGCAGAAGATAACAGATATATCAACTAATAAAATCATATGTCATCATTGTGGTAAAGAAGCTATTCGTCAGATGCCAAATCTAAAGGGTATCAAAACAACTGAAGTTGTAGATAAATACACTAATCAAAAACATACAACTGATCACAAAGAGAAACTTACTGAAAGAAAATTAGATTACTACTGGTCTATAGAAGTTCCTAAATTAGTTAATTCTGGTATTTATGAGTTGGGAACAATGCTTCAACAAGGTTGGGTATACTATGATGAAAAGAACAATCTTATAACTCGCACTAGACCTCCACAAAAAGAATAATTCGTATAATCTCTTGATAAGGAGAACTGTATGAAAAAACTAATTATTACAACATTATTACTAACACTTTTTGGATGTGGTCCGTCTTTAGAAGAAAGACAAGCTACTAATAAAGCATGTGCTCAAAAACACTTTGAAGATATGAGTAAAGTCTATCAAGCTAATCCACAACAATTGTTTGCTGACCTATGTGCTTATAATAAAATAGGAAATAACAAGTGTTTTGAATTTGTTGCTATGGCATCTGCATATGGAAGACTTCAAGAAGAAGTAACTAAATTTGCAATAGGAAAAGCTGAAGAGATTTGTGGAAAATACCCAGTAAAATAATGAAAATAAAAAATCTAAAAATACATAATATTCTATCTATAGAAGACGCAGAGATTGAGTTTGGTAGTTCTGGACTTGTTCTTCTTGAGGGGTTCGACTATGACACCAACCGCGCAAACGGAGCAGGCAAGTCTGCTATATTTAACGCTCTTTCGTTTGCTTTATACGACGAAGTACCAAAACGCATTACTAAGTCCGAAATTCTCAGAAGAAGTACCTCAAGCGGTTATTCTGAGGTTACATTGGATGTTATGGGCAGAGAGATCAAAATTAAGCGGGATAGACCCGTGGCGTGTACCTACTATATTGACGGAAACCAAGTAGATATGACACAAGAGGCATTCATTAAAATGATTGGCCTAAACTATGATCAGTTCCTAACCACAATGTACAATTCTCAAGATTCTGGAAATAGATTTGTATTCTTAAATGATAGAGGCAAGAAGGAGTTCTTGCTTAACATTATGAATTTAGGGGATTTTAATAATTTAAAGAAGAATGTTACAGATAGTATATCTAAACTTAACATAGAAGAAGGCATTAACAAGACAAAAGTAGAAGGATTTAAGAATTCTATTAGCATTTATAAACAACAGCTAGTTGACCCTAAGAGTATTCAAGCTACAATAGATCAATTGACATTTGATGTTAACTTTTACTTTACAAAGATTAAAGAATTAGAGCAGATTACCGAACCAGATATCTCAAAATATTCTGATCTAGAAAAAAACATTCAAAGTAAATTGTTTAACATTCAGTTGCTTCGGCAGCAGTGTCAAGCTAAGCGTAGTGAATTAAAACAATTACAAAATCTAACCCATGATACAGAATGTCCAGACTGCGAAGCTCATCTTAATATCATTAATGGTAAAGCTGTTAAGGCTGGAGATCAAAGAGCAATTGACGATCAGATCTTAGTTGTATCTGCTTCTATTAATGAATTAGAGACAGGGATTTTAAAAGAGAATGAGATTAAACAACTCTCTGATAAAGTTAAACTTAAAAAAGCTGAAGATTATAAAGAATATAATACTGCTCAAAATGCTATATCTGAATACAAGAATTCAATCTCATACAAACAAAGAGAGATAGGCAGTCTATCTACACAAGTTCAACAACAGAATACTATTAAGAACAATATGAGAGATGTTATAGTTAAAACAACTCTTCTTAATGATCGATTAAAACAGATCTTAGATGATAAAGAGATGTTAGAAACTATAGGACTGTTCTTTGATCCTACAGGTGCTCCAGCATATATTATGGATGGAATAGTAGATAGTTTTAATGATTCAGTTACTGATTACATTAATTATATCTGGCCAAATGCATCATATTCCTTACAGACATTTAAAGAGAATAAGGATAAGACAATCTCTACTAAGTTCTCAGAGTCTCTAATGATCAATGGTAAGGACACTTCTATCGGATCATTATCTGGTGGAGAACTAAGAGCACTATCCCTAGCTATTGATTTTGCAGTAGTTGATATACTTAAGAACAAATTCTCAACAGACCTAAATCCAATCATATTAGATGAACCTTTCAATGGTTTAGATACCGCAGGCAAAGAAATGGTCATTGAACTGTTAGAGAAGTTAGCTGTAGATAAAGAGATATGGATTGTAGATCATAGTAGTGAGTCTAAAAGTATGTTTGATAGGACTGTAAGGGTCGAAAAACGCAATGGTATTAGCTCTATAATCAATGAATAATCAATTATCTGGTATAATAACTAGATGGATAAATTAGAAGAAAACCTACTTAAAATCAAAGACTTACTTGAAAAAGCTGAGCAACCTCAACTATATAAAATGCATGTTAAAGGTCAGAAGATCACAGATTCTAACCATGTTTATGGACCAGCACCATTAAAAGAGTTTCATGAAAAATTTGGACCTACTCAACATATAGAAAAAGAACACCCGCTTGTTCCTCATACTCCAAAACCAGAACTTAAGAAAGGTATGAATAATGCTGGTATTGGTGGTCCTGGAGCTATTAAGGCTGGAGCAGTTCTTCCGTCTATAAGTAAACTCCCTAAGCCAGGAAATATCTCTACTGCTGGTAAAGTTAAAATACCTGGACAGGCAAATCCTGGTAAAAAGAATCCTATTAATGTAGCAGAACAAACACATAATAAAGATATTAAAGATATTAGAATGAAAGAAGCTCATGCTAATCTTGTTATGCAAAAATCAGGTGAAGTGTCATTTGCTAATAATGGTCAATGGTCTTTAAATAAAGGTGCTCGTCATCTTGAGCCAACAAAGACAATGGAACATGAATCAGAGTCAGAATTTGAACAACCTAAATTAGAAATAGTACCAAAAGAAGAACATACAGAAATGCCTTATAATAAAGGTACAAAGAAAGAAAGAAAATCAACTAAGCATGCAATTGCAAAAGAAAGAAAAGAATCAGAACAACAATATAAAAATATACGAGCTCAAACAAAAAATGATTCTGATCCATTAAAATTAAAGAAGAGTGAGAAGTCGCTTCAAGAAAGATTGAATGATATAATAGAAACTCTTGATAAATCTAACTATCCTGGTGAATATGACGTAGCAGACAATGCTAAACGTAAATCTAAAAATACTGGTGAAACAACTGGTATTCATACTATGGATAGTATTAAATCATATGGTGGTTCAGGACCGAGTGCTGCAGCTAGAGAAGCTAAAGAAATGAAAGCTAAATCTAAGAAAATGCCAGTAAAAGTATTCTCTCCAGAAGAAATTGCCGAAATGAATAAACCAAAAGAAGAAACCAATAAGACAGAAGGTAGAACAACAGCTGTTCCTGGTGTATCTGAAATGGGAATTGAAGTTCGCAGAAGTAACCCTAAATCTAAGAGTTATGCTAGAGTTGTTTCACCAGAAAAACACGGTGAAACTGCTAAAGAAATAGCTAAAGAAAACATCAAACAAACAAAAAAAATTAAGCCTAAGCTACCTTAAACCAACACCTACAAGTATAATAATTAATGAAACATAAATAAGGAGTTCTTTATTAAAAAGACATTTGTGCTGGACACTAACGTAATTCTAAGTGATCCAAAATGCATTTACAAGTTCGAAGACAATGACATTCACATTCCATTAATAGTAATCGAAGAGTTAGATAGGCATAAGAAAGGCCATGAAGAACTTGCTCGTAATGCTAGAGCTTTCTCTAGAAATGTAGATGAACTTAGAGCTCAAGGTTCACTAGCAACTGGAGTTAAACTTTATACTGGCGGAACTCTTTATATAACATCAGTTCCTCGAGGCGAAGTACCGTTAGGTATGGATTTATCAATCAATGACGATCTAATATTATTTACAGCATTGCAATTAGATGCAATCTGTGTATCTAAAGATTTAAATGTACGTCTTAAAGCAGACGGTATTGGCGTTTTATCTGAAGATTATATGGCAGATAAGTTTACTATTGAAGATGATTCACTAAACTCAGGTTATTCAACTATAGAATTTTCTAATGAAGATATAACTACCTTTAGAGATACAAAGTTTTTAGCATATGAAGGCAACTTTCCAAACGAATATTATATTATGACAGAATTTCATCAACCAAAGAATTCTGCATTAGGTAAATATGATGCTTTAAAAGGTGGCATCGTACCTCTTATTGGTAAGAGTGGAGTGTGGGGAATTCAAGGTAAAAATGCAGAACAAAGATTTGCACTAGACGCTCTATGTGATAATAATGTTAAATTAGTTTCTTTAGTTGGTAAAGCTGGAACTGGTAAAACACTTCTTGCAATTGCTGCTGCTCTTAAACTTACTATTGAAGATAATAAGTATGAAAGAATACTAATCTCTAGACCAGTAGTTGCAATGGGAAAAGATATTGGATTCCTTCCTGGAACCCTAGAAGAAAAACTTGACCCATGGATGGCACCTATCTTTGATAGTTTAGATCATCTATTTGGATCACATGGTATTCATAAAGAGTGGAAGACATTAATCAATAAAGGAATTATTAAGATTGAAGCATTAACATACATCAGAGGTAGATCTATTCCTAAGCAACTCATGATTGTAGATGAAGCTCAAAACTTGAGTGCTCATGAAATTAAAACAATCATTACAAGGGCGGGGGAGGGTACTAAAATTATTCTTACTGGTGACCCACAGCAGATTGATAACGTTTACTTAGATGAAATCAATAATGGTTTAGTATATTGTATTGATAGAATGAAAGGTGAGAAGATTGTTTCTCATGTTGAATTAACTAAAGGTGAAAGATCAGAACTCGCAGACATTGCATCTAATCTTTTATAAAATATGGCAAAGAAAAAGATTAAAACAACAAAGACTGGTAAACCTAAGAAAAAACCTAAGTATAACCAAAACTCACAAATACGCTCGGCACTTCGCCGGGCGTTTTCTCGTTCACCTGCTGTTCAGAATGTAAAGAATAAAGCTAGAAGTGAACATCCACAATATAAGAAAGATGGAACACTTGCTAAAAAGCCTGCTGTTAGATTTGAATGTGCTTTATGTCATAAACTCTTTATGGGTAAAGATATTGCATGTGACCATATAATCCCTGTCATAGATATAGAAGATAGTTTTCAAGATTGGAATACATTTGTAGATAGGCTTTGGTGTGATGAGGATAACCTACAGGTGGTTTGCTCATATAAACTTAAATATAACCATTTGCACGATGGAATAACTTCCTGCCACAATATTAAGACTGCAGAAGAAGAAGAACTTCGCAAACTTGCCAACATCAATAAAAAATAATAATCGTATAACATCCACATAAACGAATACAAAATAATTCTTGGAGGATTTATGAGTAAAGAAAAAAAGTGGGAAAAGATCTTAAGTGATACGTATGTAAGCACTAATCTTAGCCTTTCAGAAGAAGAAGCAACTGCAAAGTTAATTGAAGCTCAATTTGCTATTAAGCAGATTAATCAAGAAAAAGAAGATGATACACAATTATCATCAGCTAGAGAGATCGTTAAAGAATTAGGTGCAGGTTATTCAGCAGCATCAAAACATGAAAAAGCAAAAGTAGAATTTCTTCTAGAAATTATTGAAGGAAGAAGATACGCTAAAGCAGGAGTTAAATAATGAGCTTAAAAACAGATTACTTACAAGGTGCTAATGGTTTTACAGCACAAATGGCTGATGTCTTTGCACAAGGACAAGCATATGTAATAGCAAACCTTGCAACACTAACTACAGAATTACAAACTAACGCAGCTAAAGGTGTAAAGAGCTTTAAAGTAACCCTTCTAAGTCCTTTTGAACCATCTAATCTAAGATTAAAAGGTCTTCATATGCAGACTTATTTTTCAGGTATTAGTGCTGGTTTAATGGCACAAGAAATTTATAATTATGAAGTTACTATCGCACTAAATACTTCAGATAATGTTGATACTAAAGTTGATTTAAACTTTAGCTTCTAATCCTCCTATCATAAAGAGGCCCTATTACTAGGGCCTTTTTTATTTCCGGTATAATCAGATCATATAAATCTTAATCCCTTCAATATTGTTTTGAAGCCTAAGGAGTTACTAATGAATTATCTATGGCTAGACTGTGAGACAACAGGTCTTAGCGAACACAAACATGACATTATAGAATTAGCGTGTATACCAGTAATTGATGGTGTAAGGCAACGATCTTTTGATGAATTCTGTCAACCCACTAATTGGGGAACAATTCAAGATGAAGCTATTGCTGTCCACAAGATCGATCGTGATATGATGCGAACATTTCAAACTCAAGAAGAAATGCTAGATAAATTCATAGAGTACGTTAATTCCTTTGGAGTTAAGTTTACAATAGCAGGTTTTAATGTTGGATTTGATAAGAAGTTTATATCAGCAACATTCTCAAAATATAAAAAATCAAGTGAATTCTTTAAGATGTTCACTATCAATATTCATGATACATTTGTAAGAGCTAAATCAGTAAAAAGTCAAATACCTTTAGCTTCTCTTAAGCTAGAGATGCTAGCCAACCATTATGGTATTCCTATTAGTGCACATAATGCACTATCAGATATTGCTGCAACTATTGAGGTTGACAAGGTTATTGCAGGATTGATTGGTGAAGATGATACTGTATATGCACCATCTATTGATGCGAAAGACGTTAAAATCTTATCTAAGATGCCAGAGATGGCACAATTACATGTACATTCTCAATACAATATGGTAGACGGAATACCACTTCCATCTGAATGGTATGAATGGGCAGAGAAGAACAATGTTCCAGGTATATCAGTTGTTGATCAAGGTACAGGTATATCATTGTTTGAATCTATTAGAAATAAAAGCAAAACTGTAGCAGTGTCGGGTATGGGGTTAAATGTTATCCCAGGAGATGAACTTGTATTAGAAATGCTTACAGGTGAAAAAGCTAAATATTTTAGTTTAAATGCATGGGCAATTAGTGAAGAAGGTTATTATAACTTAGTTAAGCTTGCTTCTTTAGGATATGATTCATCAGAAGAAGTAAATGGTATCAATATCCCTATGTTAACAATAGATCAAGTTAAGCTTTATAAAGAAGGTCTTGTATTTGGTACTGCAGATGTTAAAGGTGCTATTGGTCAGGCAATTCAAGCTGGTGATAAAACTCTAGCAGAACAGAGATATCAAGAATTAGTTACAGAACTTGGTGAAGTATATATTGAGTTTAATCCAATTGATATATGCCAAATCTGGGACACTAAGATTGGCTTTAGGAACATCAAGACTAATGATCTAATACCAGATGGTAACCTAAATAAAGCATACAATCGGTTCCTTATGGAACTTGTAGATAAATTTGATTCAAAATGTATTCCGGTTTCCGGGGCATGTTTCATTGAAACAGAAGATAAGGTTGTTCAAGATTGTTTATCTAAGAATGCTCATGCAGATGGTAGACACTTTCAAGAAGAGTATATCATTAAGAATACAGAACAAATCTTTAAAGAGTTAAAAGTACATCTTGGTGATTGGCTAACAGAAGAGAAGTATATCTCTTGGGTTAATAATACACTATCTATTGTAGATAGAGCTAAAGATATTAAAGTTGAATTCGATTTCCATCTTCCAAAGACAGAGATTCCTGAGTATATTAAGAATAAGACTGATAATTATGATATGCAAACTTACTACTATCTAATGGATAGAATTAAGACACACGGTAGATGGAATGAAAATCCAGTTTACATTGCTCGTTTTAAGAAAGAGTTAGATGTAATTATGAAGAATAAGGAGATGAACTTCTTGTCTTACTTCTTGGTCTATGAAGATGTATCTACATTCTCTAGAAATGCAGGATTCTTACAGAGTATTGGAAGGGGTTCAGCAGGTGGATGTCTAATATCTTACTATCTAAAGATCATTCATGTTGATCCAGTTGCAACTAAACTTCCATTTGAGAGATTTTTATCTCATGCTCGTATTAACGCAGGTTCTTGGCCAGATATAGATATGGATATTTCTAGAACTGCTAGACCTATCGTAATGAAATATTTACAGGATAAATATGGTTTAGGGTTTGCTCAGATATCTACATTCTCAACAATGAAGACAAAGAATGCAATTAAAGATGCTATGGCAGCAATATATCAGCGAAATCGTAATGATTTTGAAATTAAAATGTTATGCGAATCTATTCCTGATTCACCCCAAGGTGTTGATGAGAAAGACTTTCTATATGGATATACTGATTTAGAAGGTGAAGTTCACAGAGGACATTTTGAAGATAATCAGATGTTGCAAAATTTCTTTAATAGTTATCCAGAAGTTAAAGACTTAGTTGATAGACTTCTAGGTATTGTTCGTGGTTGGTCTAGACATGCTTCGGCATTTGTTATCTCTACTGTTAATCTGAGAGATGGTAGAGTTCCAACTCTTCGTATGTTTGATAACGGTATGGATCAATATATTAATGTTGCTCAATATAATTCTAAGATGTGTGAGAAAAGTGGTCTAGTTAAAGCTGACTTACTTGGTCTTAATACAATGTCTATGGTTACAGATTGTGTTGCACTTCTTAAGGATAAAATCAACTATCTTGAAGAAGATGAAAACGGTATGGCATTAATATATAGACTTCCAGAATCAGAGGCAGTATATACTGACTTCTATAATCAGAAGACTGATAGCAGTTTTCAGTTCAATACATATACTGTTAAAACAGCTGTTCCTCAATTTATGCCAACAGAACGAGAACATCTTTCAATTATGACTGCTTTACTTCGACCAGGTGCAATGGATGCGATAGTTGAAGATGATATCTCAGCAACACAATGGTATATGGATGTAAGAATGGGTAAACGCCAACCTAAGTATATTCACCCAGATCTAATCCCATTATTATCTGAAACTTATGGAATTATAGTGTATCAAGAGCAGTTAATGGCAATTTTAGTTGATATTTGTGGATATACCTTAGAAGAAACAGATCGAATTAGGGATGCAATTGCAAAGAAAAAGCATGAAGTTATGATGTCGGCATTTGCTAGGATCAGGGAATCAACAGAGAAAAGAGGTTGGTCTAAAGAACAACAGGATAGTTTATGTAACACAATCCAAGCATTCTCAAGATATTCCTTTAACCGTTCTCATAGTTATTGTTATGGTGAGTTAGGTTATATCACTATGTATTTAAAGCATTTTCATCCACTTGAATGGTGGTCGTCAGTTTTAAACAACGAAGGTAAAGAAGATAAAGTTAGAGTATTTATGTCTTTATTAGGGGATATTATTCAACCGCCATCTTTGAAGAAACCATCTGATCTTTATTCTGTAGATGGTGAACATATTATTGCACCAATATCGGCAATTAAAAGAGTTGGTCCAGCATCTGTAAATGAGTTAGTTAAGAAAGGACCATTTACATCATTGGAAGATTATGTTAAAAGAGTTGATAAAAGTAAAGTTAATAAAGGTGTTATTGAAGTATTAGTCAAGAGTAGAGCAGCAGATAGCTTCTTTGATAAGAGTCTACCTACATATATAGCACGAAAATTAGATTTCTTAGATAAATATAATAAACTAACTGGTGGAAAAATATCATGGAATACTGACGTTCTAGCTACTGATCCAATGGAGATATTCTTCATGGAGAAAGAGTTTAATAAGACATTTAATAAGAATCTCTTGTCAGAACCAGAGATAAGAAATATGATATTAAATAAGTGGCCAAATCTTAAAGCAACTGGTCGTAAAGGTATTCCATTTATGTTAGATAAAACTCCTGTCATTAGTAGTTTAAAAGTAGCAGAAGGTTTACTTAACAACAAACATGAAGGTGAAGTTGCTATGATTATGTTATATACTGGTTCTAGCGTTAAGAAAGGAATCTCTAAGAAAAGTGGAAATCCATACTCGTTCCTTAATATTGCATTATCAGATGGATATAATGATGCAGAAAGTGTAGACTGGAAAAAGACTAAACCTCTTCGCTATAGAGAGAACAGTATTGTCTACATTCGTGGCACATTACGAAAAGGATACAAAAGTACAATATCTATAAATCTAAGAGAGATTGAAAACATAGAATAGGAGTTATAATGGCTACATTAAAAAGAGTGAGCGAAGCACCAGCAAAATTAGAGAAAAATGAGATGGTTATTTTTAAACCAAATTTTCAAGAAGAGATTGAAGCGAACCGTCCAAAAAGAGGAATTAGCAAGAGAACTACTGCTACATCTTTAAGAGACATTTTTATGGCTATTACTGATAAATATGACCCAACTCTAAATCCATATTCACTTAAACTTTCAAAGTATGAAGGTCTTGTTGCTGAAAATGACAATGATATACGTAATGTTGTCTCTAAGATTATATCTGACAATGATTTACCTTTAGTTGAAAGAGTTATTGAATTTCACATCAAGAAGCGTAATCCTAAAATTGATACCATTTACTATGTAAGTGATGACTTATCTGGACTAGGCGCTTTTATTAGATTTGGCTTCAATGAACAACAAACTGAGAAAAAAGTTAAAGTTAAAGAATAAAACGTGGTATAATATATCTATGTTCAGATGAACAGTTAATAAAAACTATGGCTTAAGTGCTATTTAAGGAGAATCTCATGGCTACCATTGCTATCAACATGGACTCACTCAACCCAAAATCATTCAAGAAAACAGTACGTCACAAAGTCAAAGATGGCTTGAATACGTTTCGTTTTTTACCTCCATTTGGAGAGGAATCTAACGGTTATCCATACCGTAAGTGGAATATTATCTGGGGTTTAATTGATCCAAACTCAGGTCGAGCTAGACCATTCGCATCATCTTCTACTTATGAAGGTCAATGTCCAGTATTTGATTACTTAGAGCTTTTAAAAGGTAAACTTGAAGGTGAAAAGATTGCTATGCTAGCAAAAGGCTCATCAGAAGATGATTTTAATGCTAAATTTAAAGCAATTAATGACTTCATTTCAGGTATTAGACCTAAGACTGTATTTGCATATAATGCATCAGATAAGTCTGGGACTGTAGGTGTATTAGAACTTAAGACAACTGCTCATAAAGATGTTCTTAAAGTTATGAATCAATACATCAAAGATTATAATCAAGATCCAACTTCTTTAGGTGGTGAAATTCAAGATTCAGGTCTTTGGATGAACGTAACAAGAGAAGGTGAAGGATTTAAGACTACTTATGGTGCAGCTAAGAACCAAATCATGGTTAAGAATGCACAAGGTATTCCTCAGTATCAAGATGATAGAACACCATTAGCTGAAAACATCTCTGCAAGTTATGAAAGTTTAGCATATGATCTTAATAGTATTTATCAGAAATTAACTTATGATGAATTGAAAGAAATCTTAGTTGCTAACATTATTCATTCTGCAGAAACTATGCCAGAACTTCTTGTTGAAGGATTTGGATTAGGTGAAATTGCAGTCGTTACTTCTGCTCAAAAAGCAGTAGCAACATCACAAGCACCTATTACTGCTGCATCGAAAACAACTCCATTATCAGTTGCCCCTATCGTTCAAGGTACAGGAGCTAAAATTAAGATTGATACAAATGTAGATGATACAGATGAAGATCTTTTAAAGATGGCAGATAGTTTATTCAATAGCTAATAATAGGGCTTCGGCCCTATTCTTTTAATCAAGGATATTATGAGTAATGAACTACAGCCTTTGGATGTAACAAAGCTTGTTGACTATACAAGAAAAATTAATGATATAGGTAATCTTAATAAGATGTTAGCATCTAATTACTTACGTGATTTTATCAATGCTATGGACTTAACAAGTAGTATGTTATCTAAAGCAACTAAATCTAATTTAGATGCTAAATCTGCATTAGAAAAAGCAAAAGCTATTGCCTACCTAGATAAATCAGAAGCCTATTGTAAACTTAAAGACATTAAGATGTCTAACGGTATAAGAGAGGCATATGTTGATCTAGATGAGGATGTTATTAAGGCAAAAGAATTATATTCGGCGTCAGAAGCAATGTGTGTATTCCTTAAGAATAAATACCAGGCTTTTAGATGCGCACATGATGATGTTAAAAAGATAAGCTTCAATGATTCCCAGGGAACTGGGTTTGAAGGATTTTAAGGAGAAGATATGGCTTGCAGAAGATGTGAATGTGGATGTGCAGATACTATAAAACCAGTTCATAGAAGATATCTTCCTTGGGAAATGTGGGTCAAGATAAATCAACAAAGTACTTATAATTTAGGATACTCTTCTAGTGAAGTCTTTCAAAGAGAAGCCACATGTGGTAAAGAGTGGATTAAAAATAATATAGGTGATGTTAATATTGATATAGAGATGGATAATTGGAATCGTCAATCAGATCAACCAGAAAATACAGTACAGATGATTTTTTACATAACAGAGTTTTAGTATGACTGACAGTATTATGAAAAATGGTAGACAGATATATAGAGTTAGATGTAAAACATGTAATAAAGATCGTGGCTATCAAAGAAAAGAAGAAGCAAATAAAAATTGTAGATCTTGTGAAAATATTGTTAAATCAACGGGTAAGATTCATTCAGAAGAAAGTAAAATTAAAAGAAGTGCTTGGAATCAAGGAATAGACGTTGCCGATTTTAAAGGATTTTTAACAACAAAAGATCAAAGAGATAGATATCATTTTGCAAAAATAGTTAGAAAAGTATTTGAAAGAGATGGTTTTACTTGTGATTGTTGTAATAAATATGGTGGCAAATTAAATGCTCATCATTTAGAATCATTTAGTACTAACCCAGATTTAAGATTAGAATTAAATAATATTATAACTCTATGTGAACCTTGCCATTTGCAATTTCATGTAGAATATACTAGAAAAAACAATACTAAAGATCAATATCTAAAGTATAAGGAGGAAAAATGAGTAAGATTGTAAGTGGGTGGATGAAAAAACTTGAGGGGGATTTTGCTAAAGTTGCTTCTAGTTTACCTAAACCGTCTGATAATGTAATTCAAATTGCATCACCCAGTTTTAATTGGATGGTTGGTAATTCTGGTTTAACAGAGGGTAAGGCAGTATGTTTCTTTGGTCCAGAGAGTTCAGGTAAATCGTTACTGTGTCAGTTAGTGTTAATTGAGTTACAGAAGAAGCATCCAGAATCAATCCAAGTTTTGATAGATGCAGAATTTTCTTTCAACCGTGACTGGTTTGAAAAACTTGGTGGTGATCTCAGCCGACTATTAGTAAAACAAACTAATGACCCTCTTCAAATTTTCGATTGGATTCAAAAAGATGTTCTAGAGATGCTACAAGAAGGTGCTCCAATTAATGGTTTAATGATCGATTCGGTCAAATCTATTAGATACCCTGGAGATGTTAAGGCTAAGAGTACTGATCTGTCTATGGGTGGTTCTGGTGCTAAATATTTAGGACCTGCACTAAAGGGACTTCTTCCTGTTATCAGAACATACAATATCACAACTCTTCTAGTTCAACAAGTTTATGAAGAGATGGATCAGTACAAGAAGATGAACAATCCATATATCGTGCCAGATGGACGATCTTTAAAACACTTCTGTGATTATATGCTTCAAGTTGATAGAATCGACTCTAAAGCAGGAAGAATTGAAGAAGGTGAAACTATGGTTGGTGGTGCTAATCAAGTTGGTCATAAAGTTCGTGTTAAAGGGAAGAAAAATAGAGTCGGTGCTCCATATAGAGTTGCTGAATTCTCTCTTCGTTATGATACAGGCATTGTTGACACAGAAAATGAGATTTATGATTTAGCTAAAAGTATGGGAATCATCTATCATCCAGTTTCTGCAAGTACTGGTAAGCCAAACACTATGATGTGGGCATTCAAAGGATACCCAGCTATTAAAGGTGAAGCCAATATGAAACAATTTATTACTGGAGATCAGAAAGTTCTTAAGGAAGCATATGATGCTTGTCTTAGTGCTGATGATAATATGGTTGCCACTAGAAACCAAACAGTAGTTTCTCCTGATATTGATATTGAAGTTGGTGAGGACATCTAGTGACTGTGATAGAAGAAGCCAATGAATTAGTTATAAGAATGATAGAGTCGGGCATTGATTTGCCTGACTTTATCCTTTTAGGAATAGGAAGATATAATCAATTAAATGAAGAAACCGATCGCTCTCATAGATATATGGGCGGATTTCAACCAAAAGGGTATACTTCTTATAGCATCTGGACTGTAAACGGTAAATTTACTATAGCCTTAGATCCAGCAATGCCATACTATCATTTATCAATCGGTAGAATGACATTAGATGATTTTCTTATAGAGGATATATTATTTAATGAAAACCCTATTAGTATCGATAGCTCTAATTGAAACACTTATTCTAGGTTTTTACCTAGGTCAAACTAATTATCTTAAAAAGCAAATTAAAAAACAAGACAAATGCATATCTCATGTCTTAGAGAAAGACATAAACTTGCAAGAATTTTATGGTCAAAAGATAGAGTTTAATTCTATTTATATTCATGCAGAAGCTGCTGTGGCTTTAAGATATCAAAACTGTATGTGGAGTGATAAATGAATATTATTTTAAAAATTCATCTTTGTGTTGATCATTGTCATGTAACAGGTAAAATAAGAGGCATACTGTGTTCAAAATGTAATTCTGCTTTGGGTTTTTTGAATTATGACATAGAGATAGCAAAAAGATTAATTAAGTACTTAGAGGGTAGTAACAATGTCTAAAATATTATTTATTGGAGATCTACACCTTAAAATCAATAATTTTGAACAATGTATCAATGTTTTAAAATGGATTGAAGAGATGGTCGATGTACATAAACCAGATATAGTCTGTAATTTAGGCGACACATTTGACACTCATGCCGTAGTGAGATCTGAACTTTTAAAAGAATTTAAGGATCATGTTGGCAGAATTACCCCAAAATGTCCATACTGGTATGTTTTAGGTAATCATTGTCAATATAAGCCGAAAGATGCTAAATATCATGCACTACAGTGTTTTAATATTCCAAATTTCCATGTATTTGATAAAACTACAGAATTAGAAGGAATAACAATAGTTCCTTATGTTGCAAAGTTTGAAGACTTTCCTCTTCAGACTCAATCGATATGTATCACACATAATACATTTATAGGTGCAGATTATGGATTTAAAAGAGAAGACTGCGGTGTTAACGCTGATAAAGTTTCTGCAGACATTATCGTCTCTGGGCATATACATAGACGCCAGAGTTTTGGAAAAGTCACTTATCCAGGGACGCCTTTTGCCAATTCCGCCAATGACGTGGACCAGAGCAAGGGTATATTGTTGTTCAATACAGAAAACTTTGAACAACTCTTTATAGAGAGCCCTTTTACAAGATGGAGAGGACTAGAGTTTGAAGTTACAGCAACTAACACTATTCAAAACTTACATGAGTTACTTAAAATAGAGCTTAATTCAGTAGATAAGTGGATTATTAAAGCTAGTGGCCCCAAGATTGAGTTAGCGGCTTACTTCAAATCTGAGATATTCCTTGACTTAATAAAGGGGAAAAAAGTTGTCACGAAGGCCATACCTACGGACAAAAATAAGCAAAAAGTACAAATAAAAGCCACATCAATAGAAGACATTATGTCAGAATATGTTAATAAAGTATATGATGGTGGATTAGATAAACAGTTAATTTTGCATAAGATAAATGATATAATAACCAATACAAGGTAAAAGCTGGTATAATACGAGTGAGGTATTAGTATGATTTTTGTTGACCATCACCAATGGCTAGTTGAAAGTAACCTTTTAACTGAAGAAATGAAGAATAATGTCGGAATGTTAGCGTATTGCTTAATAGAGGACACAGTAGAAGCGTCTACTGATATTAACTTTGAGAAGAAGTTTGTAAACTATAGATTAGTAATACCTAATGCTCTATTTGAGAATCTAAAGATGCTCAAAAGATATGAAAATGGGGATAAATTAGGGTTTTTTGAGATGAGAAGACTTAAAACTTTTCTAATTAAAAAGAAAGAAAATGATGAAAGTGGTTTTGGATATAAGTTAGACGATATAGCGAATAAGTTCATTAAAGCTTATTTTAATGACAATTGGAGTGCGAAAGTAGAATTCAAAAGCGTAAAAGATTATGATAGTAAACAGGATATATGGCTACACGGTTCGAGTAATCAATAGTTTAACTAAAGATGAAGATGAACAACAGGAATTATGGATATATATATTCGAGGGTAATTCGATATTTACATTAATAGAATATTATAAAAGTATGACTAAAGAGAAAAAAAATGAAAATATGTAAAAAAGGATTACATGAATTTGAAGGACATCAATGTAAAGAATGTCAGAAAATTAAAAATAATATATGGAAACAAGCTAACCCTGAGTATCATAAAACATATGTAAAAAATTGGCAAGCAGCTAATCCTGAAAATCATAAAATATGGACAGAAGTTAATTCTGAAAAAAATAAAATTAATAAAAAAATATGGGTAAATGCTAATTTTGAAAAAGATAAAGCAAATAAAAAAGCATGGCAAAAAGCCAACCCAGATAAGTGTATAGCAACTACTAGTAAACGACGAGCTGTTAAACTTAATGCAACACTTAATCTTTCTAAAGATCAAAATGTATTGATAGGCGAATTTTATAGAGAATCGTCTAGACTCACAAAAGAAACTGGTACCCCTTATGAGGTTGACCATATAGTTCCTTTACAAGGTGAAACTGTTTCCGGTCTGCATGTTCCTTGGAACTTAAGAGTTATAACTAGAAAAGAAAATAGAGAGAAAAGTAACAAGGTAATTAAATATGGTACTTAAAAGATGTTTAAATGAAGATGAAAGATTTGGTCTTACTCAGCAAGAAATAGAAATAGCAGAAAAGTTCCTTAGAAAGAATAAGACAGCTGGAGCATTAAAACAATTAGAAGCTGTAAAAGTTTATGAACTCTATATGGTGGGTTGCTCTTTTGCTGAGATACAAGCTCAATTCCCTCAACATGATATGGGCGCTATAATCTTAACAGCAGCTATGCAAGAATGGGCTGCAGATAGAGAAAGAATGCATTCAACTCTCAGAGATAGAGTTAAAGCTAAAGTTGTTAAGAGTGTAATAGAACAGACAGATTTTTTAACTGCTATGTTATCTGTCGCTTCAGCTGAACATATGAAACAAATGAGAGACTATATACTTGATCCTAATGCTCCTAAACCTAGTTTAAGGATCACATCAATTAAAGACTATAAAGAGATAACAGAAACTTTAGCTAAAATAGTTCAAGGTGCTACACCAAACGCAAAAGACAACAAAATGTCTCCTATGTTTGATGCTTTAGCCCCAAAAGAACCTAAGAAATTAATAGAACAACCTAAAGAACAAGAACTTGATCTAGATGCTCTACTTCGACAAGAAGAGGATGATTAATGGCTAAGAAGAAAGCGACTGGTTTAGATGCACTTTCTTTAGAACAACGAAGTAAATTGTTCTTTAAGAAATGTCAAACTAAAGATGAACTTTCTAAGTTTATACAGCTTTTCTTTGGTCTCCATCTCCCTGACGTAACTGTTTCAAGATTCGCAGATACAAATCCATTAGAGATCATCTGGCAGGTTTATGATATATGTGTTAACAAGAATAACCCTGAGCATATAGAAGAATTGTTGTATGTTGCTGGTCGAGGATCTGGAAAGACGTTAGGAATGGCTATTGCTGAACTTCTTATTATGTTACATGACGGTAGAGATGTATGTCATATTGGTGCTGTTCTAGCACAGGCTAAACGATGCTATGAATATCAAACTAAGTTTATGCTTTCTCCTAGGATTCGTTCAATAATTGAAGACAAAACAAAACCTCAAGAAGACAGAGTTCTCCAAAAATTAAACATGGAAAAATCTGCCTTTAACATAGACGGAGAACTAGTTACAATAGAAGTTCTTCCTTGTACATTAAAAGCATGTAATGGTCCTCACGTTCCATTAGTTGTAACTGATGAGATCGACACTGTT